TGTTTCGTTATTGCATTCATCGCTGCCCCTCCTGTGGACATCGATGGCATTCGTGAACCAGTTGCTGGTTCTCTCCTGTATGGTAACAACATCATCTCTGGTGCTGTTGTTCCTAGTTCAAATGCAATTGGACTTCACTTCTATCCCATCTGGGAAGCTGCTACTCTTGATGAGTGGCTGTATAACGGTGGTCCTTTCCAACTCGTTATCTTCCACTTCCTCATCGGTATCTTTGCCTATATGGGTCGTGAGTGGGAACTTTCCTACCGTCTAGGTATGCGTCCTTGGATCTGTGTTGCTTACAGTGCTCCTGTCGCTGCTGCTTCTGCTGTATTCCTGGTCTATCCTTTCGGTCAAGGTTCGTTCTCTGACGCAATGCCTCTTGGCATCTCTGGTACGTTCAACTATATGCTCGTGTTCCAGGCAGAACACAACATCCTGATGCACCCATTCCATATGCTTGGTGTTGCAGGTGTCTTTGGTGGTTCTCTGTTCAGTGCAATGCACGGTTCTTTGGTCACCTCCTCCCTGGTTCGTGAAACTACCGAGAGTGAGTCTCAAAACTATGGTTACAAGTTTGGTCAAGAAGAAGAGACATATAACATCGTTGCCGCACACGGATATTTCGGTCGTCTCATTTTCCAATACGCATCGTTCAACAACTCCCGCTCCTTGCACTTCTTCCTTGCTGCATGGCCTGTCGTGGGTATCTGGTTCACTGCACTTGGTGTCTCCACCATGGCATTCAACCTGAACGGTTTCAACTTCAACCAGTCTATCGTTGATAGTCAGAACAAAATTATCCCTACTTGGGCTGACGTTCTGAATCGTGCTGGTCTTGGTATGGAAGTAATGCACGAGCGTAATGCTCACAACTTCCCCCTCGACCTCGCTGCTGCTGAGTCAACTCCTGTTGCTCTGACTGCTCCCGCGATCGGTTGATCTGATTTTACATAACAATTTGGTAGGACCCTTAGGGGTCCTATTTTTTTCTCTTCATATGTAAAGTTATGATAACTTCAGAGACATCGCATACACTTGCCATGATCATTCGTGATACTTGGCCTCAATTATTTTGGTTAAAAAATTCAAAAGAGGTAAATAAAAATGGTCGCATCAACACTATCACAACCAAGGAGGACATGGTTTGACATCTTGGACGACTGGCTTAAAAGAGATCGTTTCGTTTTTGTTGGCTGGTCTGGACTTCTTCTTCTTCCCACTGCTTATCTTGCTCTTGGTGGGTGGCTTACTGGGACTACTTTCGCCACGTCTTGGTATACCCACGGGCTTGCAAGCAGTTATTTGGAGGGTGCAAACTTTCTTACTGCGGCAGTTTCTACTCCAGCAGATGCTATGGGTCATTCTCTACTTCTGTTATGGGGTCCTGAAGCGCAAGGAGATTTCGTCCGTTGGATCCAACTTGGGGGACTCTGGACTTTTGTGGCGCTCCACGGAGCCTTTGCTCTCATTGGTTTCATGCTTCGACAGTTTGAAATCAGTCGTCTCGTAGGAATCCGTCCGTACAATGCAATTGCTTTTTCTGGTCCTATTGCTGTCTTCGTTAGTGTCTTTCTCATCTACCCTCTGGGTCAATCGAGTTGGTTTTTCGCTCCATCTTTTGGAGTCGCAGCAATCTTCCGATTCCTCCTCTTCCTACAAGGGTTCCACAACTGGACCCTGAACCCCTTCCACATGATGGGAGTTGCTGGTATACTAGGAGGCGCACTACTGTGTGCAATCCATGGTGCCACTGTAGAGAATACACTTTATGAAGATGGTGAACAATCTAATACGTTCAAAGCATTTGAACCCACACAAGAAGAAGAAACCTATTCAATGGTCACTGCCAACCGTTTCTGGTCTCAGATCTTCGGTATTGCGTTTAGTAATAAGCGTTGGCTCCACTTCTTTATGTTGTTTGTTCCTGTTATGGGTCTTTGGACAAGTTCCATCGGTATTATTGGTCTTGCTCTCAACCTTCGTGCTTATGACTTTGTATCCCAAGAGATCAGAGCAGCAGAAGATCCAGAGTTCGAGACGTTCTACACCAAGAACATTCTATTGAATGAAGGTCTTCGTGCATGGTTGGCACCAGTGGATCAACCGCATGAAAACTTTATCTTCCCTGAAGAAGTCTTGCCAAGAGGTAACGCACTCTAAACCACTTCCCAAACCGTCCACCACCTCCTTACGGGGGTGGTTTTTTATTGTATAATTACTCTATAATTAATCAGCATTATGAGTTCCAGTGATCGTCTCCGAGAGACACATAAAAAAATTGGTGGCGGCAAGGCAATCTTTAATGAAGATGCAAAGATTCTTGAGGGTAAATTATCTGATACAGTTCAAGAAGTAATCAACTATCTTCAGGGTGTGTTTCCTGCAGTCAAGTTTAGTTGGGTCAAGAAACTAGAGAAGAGAAAAATTGCAGAGAACATTGGTAAACCTCATTGGAAACCATGCTCTAAGAATCCATACATCCTTCCTGATGGTGGTATTGTTTACGCAGAGATCTCAGGAAAAGAATATCCAATCCTAATTTCAGAAGCAAAGAAACAAGGGACCAACGATAAACTTTTGGAGGAAGGTAAGAAAAAGCAAGCTAAAGGTAATGCTATTGAACGTGCAGTAAAGAATCATTCTGAGATTAGTTTGTATTGTCGTCCATATGATTACTATCCTTATGTTGTGTTTGCTTCTGGGTGTGACTTTGAAGAGACATCATCCATCAATGATCGTCTCGACTCTATGACCGAGTATGAACCTAGAAACCAGGAGTATGTTTTTCATGAAGACAAACTTGCTACTATTTGGATTCGTGAACAGCACTGGACAAACCAAGAGATCTATGATAAACTGAAGGATACCGCAGAGAAGATTGTTTATCACATCATTTCCTATGAGCAGTAAGAAAGGCAAGAACTTTAGCGCCAACAACGCTACTGGGAAAAGAAAAAAGTCTGACTTTTACGAGACACCATACAGTATCACACGAAGGTTTCTGGAGGTTGAAGAGTTTGATTATGATTTAACTATCTGTGAACCTGCTTGTGGTTCTGGTGCTATCGTAAAAGTTCTCGAAGAGAAGACCAACAATATTGTTGCCTATGACATTGAGAAAAACTTTCTAAGAGAAACAGAGCAGTACGATTACATCATTACAAATCCTCCATTCTCTATTGCTCTGGAGTTTATCTTAAGAGCTAAGCAAGTTGCAAAGAAAAAGTTTGCTTTCCTTCTTCCACTCTCATATCTTCATGGTAAGAAAAGATATGATGAGATTTATTGTGATAGAGAGTATCCCCTCAAAAAAGTGTATGTCTTCACAAGATATCCTATGCTTGGAGAACCATTGAGAGAGGATGGAAAATACAATACTGGGATGATGGTTTATGCTTGGTTTGTATTTGACAGAGACCACGAAGGACCTGCTGCGATTGATTGGATAGATAATAATGATGATGTTCTATCCAAAAGAGATAAAGTTATTGGTAAAGGCAAACTTATTTTTAAGGAAGACTGACCATGATTATTTGGCGCAAAAAAGTTGAACATCCTCTTGGTTTTGTAGAAAAACTTGAGAAACAAATTATTTCTCAACATGATTCCAAGAGTTATTTCACCACCTACGTTGACGGTCTTCATAAGAATGATCCTATCTTAGATGAAGACATTGACAATCACATCAAAGAGTTCTATCGTGGTGTGGTTACTGAGATGATGAAAGATGTTGGTATTCATGGTTACCTAGACTATGAAACTAAAGATGGTGACCTTAGAGATTCTTACTGGGTTCAGATGTATAACTCAGAAACAGATTCTCATTTTATTCATAACCATCATGGTTACGGTGCATTTATATCCTGGGTTCATGTATTGAGAGCACTACCAACACAGAAGAAAGCATTCTTCTTTGTCAATTCCAGAGGACAGAAACTCTATCCTACATGTCAAGAGACTTCTCATATGTTTGCATTCCCAAGTTGGGCACTGCATGGAGTGGAGGAAGTAACTGATGTTGGTGTAAATAGAATCATCATTGCAGGGAATGTATACTTCAAGAAACAAAAATGAACATTAAAATCTATACGAAATCAGGATGTAAGTATTGCTCACAAGTTAAAGAACTCATGCAACGTGCTGGGTTTGAATATGAAGAGATCAATTGTGACAGTAAAAATGCTCGTATGCAATTCTATACAGAATGTCCTGATGCAAAAACCTATCCGTATGTTATAATTGATGGTGAACCAATCGGCGGTTTGGTCGAGACCGCAAAACTTTTCATTGAAAAAGGATTAGTTTCATCTAGATGAGTAACTTTGATGAGCAAACCAAAATAAATAAAGGCATAGAGCTCATGCTCAGGAGAGAGAAATCAGCACCAGAAAGACGTGGTGCAATATTGGAACATACATTCAACCTCCTGAAGCGTAAATTTCAAATCAAGTTTGAATTTACCTGGGAGGTTCCTAGTAACTAAGGAGCAGTCCCCAAGATGCAAACGTCAGTCATTCTTTTTTTCTCAGGTGTCTTTGTTTTGCTGTCCATGGTTGTGGGCATCATCGCAGGATGGCACATCAATGATGTGGTCTACAGTCTAGTTCAGAAAAAAGAAGAGGGTTTTACACACCCTGAGATGTATGATGAAGATGGAATCTGGATCAACGAAGAGCTATTATCTGTAAAGTTCGTTAACGAAGAGGAGGAGGATGATTATTATTGACATGAATCAGATTATGATTAGTAATCTGATGGCGCAATTGAAAAATGATCGACTGAATGAGAAACTTGTTCGACACATGGTTCTCAATTCATTACGTTCATACGAGAAACAGTATGGGGAGAAATACGGCGAGATGGTTCTCGCCTATGACTCCAAACAATATTGGAGAAAGCAAGTCTTCCCATACTACAAACAAAATAGAAAGAAAGATCGAGAACGATCTGGTCACGACTGGTCATCAATCTTTGAGGTCTTGAATAAGATCCGAGATGAGATCAAAGAATACTTCCCATACAAAGTAGTAGAAGTTCTTGGCGCAGAGGCAGACGATGTTATCTCTACCCTGTGTAAAAACAAAGGTCCGAAAGAACTAATACTAATTCTATCAGGAGACAAAGACTTCATCCAACTGCACAAGTATCCTGGAGTCTACCAATACAATCCTATTACGAAGAAGAGTCTGGGTTTTGATAACCCACACGCATTCATTAGAGAACATATTATCAAGGGAGACAAGTCGGATGGCATTCCGAACTTCCTGTCACCCGATGATTGTTTTGTAAAAGGAGAACGTCAACGTCCTATTAGTCAGAAGAATCTTTCCAAGTGGGTTGACATGGAACCGTCTAAGTTCTGTGCAAATGAGACTCAACTTGCAAACTATCATCGTAATCGTATGTTGATTGACTTTGATTATGTCCCTAAAGAAATTGAACAACAAATTCTCGATGAGTTCAACTCCCTAAATACTGATGGGAAACAAGTTCCATTGGAATACTTTCAACAGCATCAATTGAATGATCTGATGCAAGAATATTTCTTTCGTAGTTCAACACCTTTTAAAAAATGAAACTCCTTATTTCTGAAGTGCTCCAGAAAGTGAGCAATGCGAAGACCAAAGCACAGAAGGTCAAACTTCTGCAGCAACACAACACCAATGCTCTACGTTCGCTCTTGATTGCGAACTACGATGAGAGCATTGTTTCTATGCTTCCTGAGGGTGAAGTCCCCTTCAATCCTAACGATGCTCCCAAGGGTACTGATCACAGCGTCCTAGAGAAAGAGTATCGTCGCCTGTACCTATTCTTCAAAGGTGGTAACAGCGGATTGAAGCAGACCCAACGCGAGAACCTCTTCATTCAACTGCTGGAGGGTCTGTGTGAGGAGGAAGCAAACCTCCTGGTTCTCGTTAAGGACAAGGCACTACAAAAGAAGTACAAGATCACCCGTGCTTGTGTAGAGGAAGCATTTCCTCAGATCAAGTGGGGAGGTCGTTCCTGATGGGGAAAGGTTGTAAAGTTCTTCACTCCGACTGCGATCCATCTCTCGCACAAGATCGCAGTCTTCCATACACAGCATTCTTAGTTGAGTATGCTCAGGATGGTATGACTAAGTTTGATATTGTCACTGCTGCTAAGCAGGTAGATATCTTTGATGATTATTGGGATAAATATCGTCATGACTTTAGAAACATGACTCAGACAGAAGGCAGAGCAAACCCTAAACTTTGGAGTCCAAAAAAATCATGAGCATTACAGGTCAGTCAAGTAGTATACGAAATACTTTTTGTATCCAGTATTGGAAAATTGGTGACGCTGCAAACTCAAAGGTGATGCGTCGTATCAATTCCAATGGTGTTGTTGTGTCTGCTAAAACTTATGAAGAAGTATTTTTCTACACTGACCTACGTGAAGCTATGACAGATGCTAGATGGTTCCAAGACAATGGATACGATATTAAAATACGTAAGTGTAATAAAGGAAGAAACAATTCATTCTGGTTACAATAATGGGTGATCATTATCTACTGAACTTATATGGTTGCAATCCAGAAAAATTAAATGATGAGAAACTAATTAAGAATCTGTTGCATGATGCAGCATACTGTGCTAAGATGACAGTGCTCAACACGATGACCCACAAGTTCTATCCACAGGGTGTCACTGGTGTTGTCATGCTCGCTGAAAGTCACATCAGTATTCATACGTGGCCAGAGGATGGTAAGGCAGCAGTGGATGTATACACCTGTGGATCGAGTGATGCTCCTATAGCATGTAGTATCATCCGTGTGCAGTTGGAAGCAACCGACCATACTGTAGAGCATATTAAGAGATAATAAAATGTATCGTATGATACAGCATTGTCTCTATACATACTATGGTATAATGTATACCAGTCGTTCATCTTATGCTCAGCGTCCTGCTGGCATTGACCCTTGCCCATCATGCTGACGACAACCCTTACGGGTGGCACATGTCGTGTGAAAGGTTCCTCCAGAAACGAATTGAAATCCTTATGGATGACAATTTGGATCGGCGTTCTAAATATAATCTACTAGGTTATTTTAGATCGAAGGTTGAAGGTCAATGTGAACAGACCTTAGTATAAGACGCAAGTAAGTCGCGGAACGGAGCGTTCATCCCATGGTAGAATTACTACTGTCAACCACAATGTCATGCACAGATGCTGATCTTATAATGCTACGCATTAAAAAGAATGAGCATCTAAAGACACAGTGGAAGATCGAATTGGTCGAGACCATTAAGGACTATGTGCCACAATGTGATTTCTACTGGGACGCAAACGACTGAAGGAACGGGGACTCGGATCACCCTTCGGGGTTAAAGGAGAAAACCACCCATTCTTTTAGGAGACCTACAATGAACACACTCAACCTCATCAAGAAGCAGATCCAGAAGGCATCTGCACTTCATGACGCACAGATCACTCACGCTGCATATCGTGGCGTAGAGTATGACACACGTTGTGTCGAGATGTCTGAACCACATGGCACTTACTGCTATCGTGGTCGCACCTACACCAAGTGATCGCCATGCAAACACTTCAAGTAGTTGGACTAACGTCCCTAGGTTGTGTAGCATTTATTGGCATGATCTATGGTGAACTGCTACTGCTGCATAAGGTGTAGTTATGAAGATTAAACTGGAATATGATCTTCCAGTTTATGATCCAGACAAGCACGATCCAGATAAAGTCTTCGGATTCTTAACTTATCGTGGTGTCCACTATGCTAAATGGATTGATTTAAAATCCAGAGGCAACAAAAACTGGTCGGTCAATAAGTGAGAGGGGTTGCGACCCCTCTTTTTTTATGGTATAATTCATACAGTATCTTCTGTTCTTATGGAGAGAGACAAACTAAAACTGATCGTGAAGAACTTAGAACTACTTGTAGATGCATTGAAGTCTGAAGTATATGCAGACAAAGAAGCATACAAGATTGAGTTCCAACAGGACCCAAAGAAGTTTGGGTTTGATTACAGCAACGATGATGACGATGGGTATCCAGACTGATGTATGAAGAACTAAACTGCTTTGAAGAAGCACTAAAACACTTTGGCACCCGTGTTGAGATCATCACTGCCATGGAGATGTCGAGGAGAATCACTCCTGAAGATGCATACAAGATGATCAAAGACGAACTTAAAGAAGTAAAGAAGTGTCGCAAACAATTTAACAAAGAGGAGTGTTGATGGAAGTAAAACTTGTCACTGTAACCCCAGATGCAGAGAAGACTATGGGGTATGTTGCTCGCGTAAGCAACCCCAAGAACCAGGACAACCCTAAGGTGTCTGGTCTTCTCAAGTATTGCATCAAACATAATCACTGGTCTGTATTTGAACAAGCGCACATGACTCTTGAGATAAATACTACCCGTGGAATTGCGGCTCAAATCTTAAGGCACCGTAGTTTTACGTATCAAGAATTTTCTCAACGATATGCAGACACGAATCTCCTTAGTGATGAGATACCTGTCCCAGATCTTCGATCTCAAGATCTCAAGAATAGACAGAACTCAGTGGATGATATCAGCCCCGAAAAGAAGTCTATACTTCAGGGGCAGATTCAGAAGTATTTTACCGAGGGTCTTGATCTCTATAACGAGTTACTTCGCGAAGGGATTGCTAAAGAGTGCGCCCGTTTTGTTCTTCCTCTCGCTGTTCCTACTCGTATTTTTATGACGGGATCAGTTCGTTCGTGGATCCACTATATAGATTTACGTAGTGCCAATGGCACACAAAAAGAACACATGGACATTGCAGAAGCATGTAGAGAAATCTTCTGCGAGCAATTTCCTGTCGTAGCAGAAGCATTGGAGTGGAATTAATGCCTACTTACCCTGTAATAAATAAGTCTACTGGAGAGACAAAGACTCTTCACATGACCATGAAAGAATACTGTAACTGGAAGGATGAGAATCCTGACTGGGACAAAGACTGGTCTCAAGGTTGCGCTGGTGTCGGAGAAGTCGGAGACTGGCGTAACAAGATGAACAAGACTCATCCTGGATGGTCTGAACACATGAACAAAATGGCGAAGATGCCTGGATCACAAGTGGAGTGGTAATTTATGCCAAGAGCTAGAAAGAAAACACAACCTGACATCAATGGCATGACTGCCAAACAGATGCGTAGAAAGAAACCAATCAATTCTGACTACCTTCTGAACATTGAACCACTGACAGACAATCAGCGACTGATGTTTGAACAGTATGGTGAAGGCAAGAACATCTATGCATCTGGTTGTGCTGGAACAGGTAAGACTTTCGTTGCTCTTTACCTAGCACTGAGAGATGTGCTAGATGAATACACACCATACGAAAAGGTTTACATCGTTCGTTCTCTGGTTGCTACGAGAGAGATTGGTTTCCTACCTGGAACCCACGAAGATAAAGCATCCCTGTATCAGATTCCATACAAGAACATGGTTCAATCTATGTTCGAGATGCCAGACGATGCATCGTTTGAGATGTTGTATGAGAATCTAAAGTCACAGGAAACAGTATCATTCTGGTCTACATCTTTCCTTCGTGGCACCACACTAGACAACTCTATCGTCATCATCGATGAGTGCCAGAACCTGAACTTCCATGAACTTGATTCGATCATGACTCGCTGTGGTCAGGACACAAAGATCATGTTCTGTGGTGACTCTAATCAGTCTGACCTACAGAAGATCAATGAGAAGACAGGCATCCTGGACTTCCAGAAGATCATTGCCAGCATGGAAGAAGACTTTGCCATGATTGAATATGGTATTGAAGACATCGTTCGTTCTGGTCTGGTCAAGAACTATCTAATTGCTAAACTTAACTTGGGATTCTAATGCACATCTTTGATCATGTTGGGATGGATCCCATTGAGATGACAACTGAAACAATCGATGGGAAGAGATACTATGTCACCCCCAGTGGTGGTAAGTATCCATCCATCACCACTGTGATCAGTAACAACTCTAAGAAGCAGGCAGGTCTTGCTCGCTGGCGCAACAGAGTTGGTAAAGAGAAAGCACAAGCAGTATCTAATCGTGCTGCAGGTAGAGGCACTCGTTATCACAAACTGGTGGAAGACTACATTAACAATGAGTTGGACACCAAAAAGTATAAGGACATGCCTCTGCCTTGGGTAATGTTTCACTCAAGCAAGCATATTTTAGACAAGATAAATAAAGTATACCTACAAGAAGCAGCGTTATATTCTGACTACCTTAAGGTTGCGGGTCGCGTAGACTGCATCGCAGAATACGATGGTAAACTTTCTATCATCGACTTCAAAACGTCTGCAGAACAGAAGAAAGAAGCTTGGTTGTATGACTACTACGTTCAAGAGACAGCGTATGCTTGCTGTCTCCAAGAACTGTATGGTATTACTGTTGAGCAATTAGTAACCATTGTCGCTTGCGAGAATGGTGAAGTCCAAGTTTCTATCGTGGAACCTAAGAAGGAATACTTTCTACGCTTGCAGGAATACATCCAAGAATACCAAGACAAACATGGCAGATAATCTGGAGGATAAATTTATGACTGCTGCGAGATTCTCGCAGGACGTTGAGAAACTGGTGTTGAATAATTCTGATATGAACTATATTGATGCGGTGATCCACTACTGTGAAATAAATGAAATTGAAATTGAATCAGTATCTAAACTGGTAAGCAAACCACTTAAGGAGAAACTTAAGTATGATGCACAGAAGTTAAACTTCATGAAGAAGACGAGTCGAGCTAAGTTAATGCTGCTATGAGTGATTTTTTCAAGAACGAAATGGTCCGTGGGGACATTCAAGAGATGGCAGAGTTGCAGCAGTATTGTATGCGTGCAATGATGTCCTTTCCTGCTCTCTCACCAGAGAAGCAGCATGAATATTTTGAAGTCTTGTCAACTCTTATTGACAAGCAAAAGATTTTCTACACTAGACTGTCTCTGTCTGATGATCCAGAAGCAAAGAACATGCAACAGTCAATGAAAGATGGTGCCGTTCTCCTAGGTGCAGAACCTGGAGACAATCTCCTAGAGATGTTTAATGATCTCCTGGAGAAAGTGGAGAAGATGAAAGAAGAAGCACAGCGTCGTATGGACTCTTAGCAAACCAACACATGGGTTGACGCTGCTGCTGAGACCCTGTTATAATAACCATGTTGGCAGGACGGGACTGGGAGACTGGTTCGCACCGTAAGACCAACAATCAAACCATATCCAACAAATCTAACATGTCATTCGCAGATCTCAAGCGCAAGTCCCAGGCAAACTTTGACTTCCTCCAGAAGGAACTCACTAAGTCCAGCACCGAAGGCGGTGCCGACGAACGCCTCTGGAAACCAGAGCTTGACTCCTCAGGTAACGGTTATGCAGTTCTCCGTTTCCTCCCTGCTCCCGAAGGAGAGTCTCTCCCTTGGGCGAAGGTCTACTCCCACGCCTTCCAAGGTCCTGGTGGGTGGTTGATCGATAACTGCCTCACCACCAAGGGCGACAAGTGCCCTGTCTGTGCCCACAACAATGGTCTGTGGAACAGTGGTGTCGAGTCCGACAAGGAGATTGCACGTAAGCAGAAGCGCAAACTCTCCTACTACGCTAACATTCTTGTTGTGAAGGATCCTAAGCACCCCGAGAACGAGGGCAAGGTCTTCCTTTACAAGTTCGGTAAGAAGATCCATGACAAGATCCTTGGAGCAATGCAACCCGAGTTCCAAGACGAGACTCCTGTCAACGTCTTTGACTTCTGGGAAGGTGCTAACTTCAAACTGAAGATCAAAACTGTCGCAGGTTACTGGAACTACGATTCGTCTGAGTTTGATTCTCCCTCCGCACTCAGTGCTGATGATGACGAGCTGGAAACCATCTATGGTCAACAGCATTCCCTGGAAGCATTCACTGCTGACTCCGAGTTCAAGTCCTACGATGCCCTGGAAGATCGCCTGAACAATGTTCTTGGTCTCCGTAAGGCAGCAGCACCTGCTCCTACCTTCGAGGACGAGGAGTATGAAGTTGCGATCAACCCTGGTGAGACCTCATCTGCTAACTTCAACGCACCAGACATCACCCCATCTTCTAACGATGACGATGATGCTCTGTCTTACTTCGCTAAACTCGCAGCAGAAGACTGATGGATGTAGTTCACGCATGGAACTCCATGTCTTACGGGGAGGGGTTCCTCTTCTCCCTGTGGGTCATTGGAATGTATTACATTAAACTCCGAATGGATAAGTTCATTCGCTGACCTTTACTTAAAGGTTAACCTAACCTTAGTTTACATCTAGGTTAACCCATGCTAAATTACTTTTGGATCAAAAGTCGTTGATCTATTTTTAGAAAAGGAATTCCAAACAAATGAAAGCAATCGCTCTAGCCGCACTGGCAGTTTCGGCAACTGCACTGGCGACTCCTGCCCTTGCAGGACCCTACGTTGAGTCCAAACACGAATTTAAAGGCACCGATGATGACTACAGCAAAGCTGTTCATCAAGGACGTGTCGGTTACGAATGGAAAACTGGTCGCTTCTCCCCCTACGTTGAAGCTGGACTAGGTGTATCTGTCCCCGATGGTGGTGACAATGATACCTTCAAAGCACTGGAAGTTGGAACTAAAGTAAAGATTACTGATGAGTTCTCTGCTTATGGTAAGTGGGAAAACATCTTCCAAGATAGTGATGACACCCGTGACTGGAAAGTTGAAGTCGGAACCAAGTATAAGTTCTGAGGTAGAGGAGAATGAAACTCAAAGCAATCGCTGCTGCCGTCATGGCAGCACCCCTGGTGGTGGCATGTGGTTCCACCGAGAGTGCTAAGGCACCTTACAAATTGAATGGTGCTGGTGCTACATTCCCTGCTCCTTATTATAATTCTGTCCTTGCTGACCTTGCTAAGTCCACTGGCAACAAAGTGAACTACCAAGCAGTTGGTAGTGGTGCTGGTGTCCGTCAGTTCAAAGCAAAGACTGTTGACTTCGGTGCCAGCGATGGTGCTGTAAGTGATGCCAAGCAACCTGATGAAGGTATGGTTCACATCCCCATGACTGGTGGTGCTATCGTTCCTGCCTACAACTATCCTGGTTGTGATGCTAAGATGACTCAGACTCAACTTGCTGATGTCTTCCTTGGCAAGATCACTAACTGGTCTGAGTTTGGTTGTGCTGACAAGAAGATCGTCACCGTGTGGCGTTCCGATGGTTCTGGCACCACCAAAGGATTCACCAACTCCCTGTCTGCTTTCTCTCCCGAGTGGAAGAAGACTGTCGGCACTGGTAAGTCAGTCTCCTGGCCAGTTGGTATCGGTGGCAAAGGCAACTCTGGTGTTGCTGCCAGCATCAAAAACCTTGAAGGTGCTATCGGTTATCTGAACTATGGTTATGTAACTGGCGATCAGTTCCAACAAGTTGCTCTACAAAACAAGGCAGGTAATTATGTCACAGCAAATGCTGAAACATCTGCAGCAGGTCTATCAAAGATCGTC